GGGGTCAAACACTAACGTGGAGCAAATCTAGAGGTTTTGAAAACGGTCTTACAAACTACTATGGATAGTAAAAACCCCCTCAGTTGAGGGGGTTTTTACCTATTAAACGAAAGATAAATGCAACCAAAAGACTAAATAGATATACCACAACTATGAGGTCTTATGATGAAATATTTTACTATTTACAAAATAACCAACACGATCAATGACAAAGAATACATTGGGTGCCATATAACGGAAAAACTTGACGATGGGTATATGGGCAGTGGTAAGTGGTTGAAGAGAGCGATTGAAAAATACGGGGTAGAAAATTTCAAGAAAGATATTCTTTTTATATTTGATAATAGGGAAGATATGTTGGCAAAGGAAAGAGAACTTGTAAACGAGGAGTATGTTCTTAGGGAAGACACCTACAATCTGACTCTCGGGGGTGGTGTGGGTTGGTTTCATATTCACACACCAGAAGGAAGGAAGCAGCAGAAAGAGTTGTCTCTTGAGAGGTGGGATGCTCCTCACTTCTTCGCATCCGACTATGCAAAAACAACAGTCAGAAACACTTTAGAGGAAAAATACGGGGAAGGGATTGTTAATGTTTTTCAGGTGGAAGAAGTTAAAGAAAAAAGCAAAGAGTCAAACATGAAGGCTTGGGGGGTTCCTTTCGCTTCCATGTCACCAGAAGTTAAAGAAAAAACAGCACGGACAAATAGGGAGAGGCGTGGTGTTGATTACCCAGTCCAAGACAAAGAAGTTCTTGACAAAATCGTAAAAACCACAAGGGTGAATCATGGAGTGGACTACGGTGTGCAGACAGAAAAGTGCAGATCCATCAATAGGGAAAGAATGAAGGGAAACGAACTGACAAAAGGAATGAAGTTTATTACAAAAGACGGTGTTGAGAGAATGTGCCGAGAAGAAGAACTATCCTCATTCATCGAACAGGGTTGGGAAGCAACATCCCATACGAAAGGAACTATTTGGGTTAACAACGGGGAGAAAACAAAAATGATCACGGAAGAAGAAAAGGACGATTATCTTTCAGATGGTTGGTGCCTTGGTCGAGGATCTCTAAAAAGGAAAAATTTAGGGAAAAGACGCAAAATGAATAAAGACGGAGACGTTCGGGTTATCCCCGTCGAAGACGTGCCAACATTTCTAGAGAATGGATGGTCTTTTGGTGGGGTAAAAACGGGTGCTTCTGGTGAGAAAGTTATTAACAACGGTCTTATCAGTAAGAGAGTTAAAATTGAAGACATCCCGCAATATTTGGCTGATGGTTGGGTGGTTGGTAGACTGCCCCCATCAAGAAAGAACTAAAGGAAACTGATATGTCTATTATAAAGCAAGTTGTAAAAGAAGCCACTGTGACAGAAGGCACTCTCCTCGGAGCGTTTGATACGATCATTGATATGGGTCGAGGAGCTGCTATTGGTGCAACCGGTGGGTTCGGTCTTGGTGTCGCTGGGAGTATTCTTGGTGGTGTTATCTTCTGGGCTTTGGGGTTAACAAACCCTATTACAGCTATTGGTCTGGGTGTATTCGGTGCAGCCAAGCTTGGTCTTGCCAGTGGCTTAATCTATGGGTCTTATAAAGGTTATAAGGGCGAGCTTGAAGAGTCAGTGCAAACTGACAAAGGTAAGTTGAAGAAGCAGTTCATCACTATGAGTGAAAAGGCAATTGAACTTGTCCATAAGAGAGACGAGATGCTGAATGAGCTATCAAAGAAGAAAGACCCTGATGAATCCATTATCAGGTCATACGACAAGAAATATGAAGATGCCACCCGTAAGATTGTTCGAGAGTTTATGGGTTTGAAACAGTTTGCGTCATCAAACAAACAGGTCTTTGACCCAAACGAGTTTAAAGTGATTATGAAATTATGTGATCTTGGTATAAAGGGTAAGATTACATACGCTAAAGTTAAGTAGAAAAGGAGCCTTTCGGCTCCTTTTCTCAATGCATGTTCTCGTAAAGCTCAACAATACTCTTTACACCTTCCGGTGACACCTTACACTGAGACACTACATGATCCATACCGAACTGATCTTTTATTGTCCGGTCAATGATCTTGAACCAGCTTTCGTACCCTGCCTTTGGTACATCCTTACCTTTGAACTTGACTCCCTGTTCTCGGAGAAACTTGTTTAGCTTCATGGCACTAATGCCGAGCTTCTTGGCAACTTCTGTTGTAGTGTAGCTTCCTTCTGCAGTCATCCATGTGTCGTGATAGTCTGCTTTTGGTTTCATCGCTGCTATCTTTTTCTGCATCACTTCCATTGCACGGTAGATTAGTTCCTCCTCGGTTTCTACATTCTCTTCTCCCTGAATGTAGCCTCCCGTCTTTCTGATTGCCGGTAGAACAGTACCAACAACCCATTCTTCAAACTTCTCTGCAGATGGTAGTTTCGACCGCATGATGAGACGGTACACGTCTCGTTCTGGAATAACCTGCCATTTTCTTACAGCATCGTTATGTGAGTGACCACTATCCCTACATGACTTGTAATCGCTGGCACCTAGCAATTCGCTACCTGAGATTGTTGTGACCCCCCGACAATGGTCACGGACAGCTTCCGATTGATTCTGATACCCAAGAATATCAGCTACATCCTTAGCAACAAAGAACGGTTCGCCATCTTTCATGAATGAGCGGATGCTGAATCCATTGAACTCGAATTGTGTGATTTCGTGCGACATAAATACTTCCTGTTAATTGATTAGTTTGTTAGCCTCACTGACAATATCACAATACCACCAGAAAATATTTTTGTCAATAAAAAAGGAGCCTTTCGGCTCCTTTTTTATTCTATCCCATCCCTATCACTCTAGGATGTTTTCATCAAACGTAAATGTTACGGCAAAGCTCATAGCATCAGAGCTGGTGTAGTCAAGTGAGACATCACCAAGCTCAGTCGGAAAAGCATTGATAAGCTTGTTAGTACCAGTAACAGTTTGACTATCAGCAGCAAAGGTACGGATGATCACTTCGCCTTTATAAAGGTCTTTAGTAACACCACCACCTGCGGTGTGGTCATTGATTGTGCCAATCCAGTCATAGAAGAACTTATACATGTCACGTTCTTCGGTTTCCCAGAAGTTGATAGTAACAGTTTTAGTTGCTGCATCTCGACCTGAGTGTTGAGTCTTTTTTCCTTTGTAGGAAATCTCAAAGGTTTCGACGTTGTGGTTGGGGATGGTAACGTCCTTAACACGCTGAGTGAGTAGAGGGAACGTGCCACTAGAAGTAGAACCAAGCACTTCTACTTCGTACTCATACATGCGCTGCGGGTTGGTCACTTCACGTACATTTTGAATAGTTGTTGCCATTATGATATATCCTCGTATTGAAAAAAGTTGCAACTCTTCAGATTCTATTTATAGCTATTGATAAATATCTTAGACGTTTACTCAATACTGGAGATATAGAAATGAATAAAGAGTCTGTAAGTGCAGTTGTAAAACAGATGATGACAGAATCACTAACACCGAAAGACCCAATGGTGGTTCTTGTTAGTGAAGCAAAAGACGCTTTCCGTGGAATGGATGATATCATCCTAGAAAATGCCACAATGAATCCCCAGATCGTAAAGAACATGGATAAAACAAAAACCATGTTCCTAGAGAAAGGTGATCACCGAATCATGGTGATCAGTAACAACAAACAACACGAGGCTCTCGATCTAGCTTCTGAAGAACGCAAACAGTTTAACACTCGCGGTGAAGTGATCACATATGTCCGTGATATGAAAGAAGACGGATTCAAAGTAGTGAAGAACAAATCTGCAATTGCCAAATTTCTATCCAAATCAGTCCAAAAGATTGCGTCATACATTCGCAAATATGGTCTGATCACTCTAGCTGGAGTTGGTATCGCTGCCGCCGTGATTCATTTTGTTGGCCCAATGGCTGTTCCGTTCCTCGGCAACCTAGCAATGAAACTTGGCCTTGATGGTATGATCGGTGGCGGTGAATCCGTTGAAGTGGTTGGTGATGGTTGGGTGACACCAGCGGAACCGACTAACACTCCTGAGTTTGACATTGATACCATTCCAGCAGATTGAGGTGACATATGAATAAATCTATTATCCGTGACTTGGTTAAATCTCAGATCGATAAGACTGTTTCAGTGAATGAATCGATTGAAGTGGAAGGTAGTGCTTCAATCGAGCCAATGATCAAAGATGTTATCTCTAAGTGCCTGATTGCTACAGTGGGGATTCATCTAGAACATTGGAAGACTGTGAATGAAGCAAAGCATGTGGCTCTAGGGGACTTTTACACGTCCCTTAATACTCAGCTTGATTCTCTTGCTGAAATGGCTATGGGGATTGGTATCAACATCCGTTATGATTTCTCTTTTGGTTATACGTTTTCAACTGATATGGAATTTGTAGAGCTTCTTTCGTCTCTACGGGATGTTATTACTGAGGCGATACAGATCACGTCTGAACCAAAGTTTCAGTCTATCAATGACTGTATGATTACAATTCAGCAATCAATTGACACGCTTTCATACAAACTAGAGCTTTCATAAAGGTTGATACATAGTAGACTAAATACTACCAAACAATCATAAAATGGTGAAAGTGACGCTGCGATAACCAAGCACTAAGGTGGACATTATTAACCATTAAAAAGCGACATAGCAGAAATGCTATGTCTTTGGTAGATTCACCCACTCTTATGAGTGCTATAGCTGATAAACAAGAGCTTATTAGCGTTTATTAACTTAAAAGAATCGGAAACACAATGAATAAGTCTGTTATTAAAGAACTTGTGCGACAACAGATCACAGAATCTGTTATGCCTCAACAGAAACAAAAAGAAGAACAGCTAGATGAATCTCTTCTAGCTCTTGGTGCTATTGCTATTGCTGGTGTTACAGTGGGTCTTGGTAAAATGGCTCAGGCTCGCAAAGACCGTGTAATGGCTAAGGTGATGGATGATTTCAAAGCCAAGATCATGCCTAAGTTTGACGAAATGGCAAAACGTGTTGAACGTATGACCAAGCTCGTTAGTTCTGCAGCCGACTACGACAAGATCGTATCAGAGATTGATGCTCTTGGTTCATATGTTGAATCGGCTAAAACACAATCCCAGCGAATTGATATCGAGTCTGTTATTAGTGAAGAAGCCAAACGTCAGTGGTTCTTGAAGTGGGGCGATAAACGTCAGGACGTAATGAAGAAGATGGTACAGAAGGAGCTTGAGAAGACCATTGAAGATCTAGAAACAGCCAAGAAGAACATGATGTTCAACTTGGAATTGAAGATCGATCAGATGTAACCACAAGGAGCCGAAAGGCTCCTTTTTATTGGAAGGATGATCATAGTTATGATAACGATTCTCATTTGATTAATTCTACTAAATAGAATGAGAAGAGTACAGAATGCATGGGAGAAAGTCAATGATCATCATTGAAGAAAATTTCGATGGAATAGAGACCATCGTCGAGAGTGTTGGAGGGGAAAAGAAGTCTTACCTCTCTGGCGTTTTTATGGAAGCTGAAACAAAAAACCGAAACGGTCGGATCTATAAGAAGTCCGATCTGAATCTTGCCGTTGAAAAAATTAACGAATCGGCCAAATTGGGTAGACATATTTTATCTCATTTGGATCATCCCTCACACCTCGAAATCAGACTAGAAGACGTTGCCATGAAGCTCGTTGAGGCTAAGATGGTTAACAATCAGGTGATTTGTAAAGCGGAGGTGCTTAGTAAACACCCAAAAGGCGCAATCCTACAATCCTTGATCGATTCCGGTATCAATGTTGGGGTTTCCTCTCGTGGTAGTGGTCAAGTAAATGAAAGCACTGGTTACGTATCCAACTTCAACTTCATTACGGTTGATGCGGTTGCTACCCCTTCATGTCGTTCTGCTTACCCAGAAACAGTGATGGAACAACTTCAGATGTATAAGCGCGGTGACATTGTTACTGATCTTGCTGAAGCTGTTATCAACGACGATATGGCCCAAAAATATTTCCAGATGGAAATGAAGAAGTTTATCGACAACATTTTGCGTAAGTGATTCACAAGTTGAAACGCAAAGCGAAATGAACTTTTCATATAAATAACATTGACGTTATAAAAATCTCAGGAGATTTCAATGGATCTTAAAGCACTGTTCGAGAACTCTGTTCTCAACGAAGAAACAAAACAAGTTGTTCAGGAAGCTTTCACCACTGCTGTTGAAGCTAAAGAAGCTGAACTAAAAGAAGCATACGAAGCCAAGCTAGTAGAAGAAAAAGCTGAAATCACTTCTTCTATGATGGAACTTATCGAAGAAGCTGTCACTGAAGAAATTCAGTCTATTTCTGAAGAGATCGTTCATGCTCGTACTCTAGAAGTGCAGTATGCCGATAAGCTACAGCAATTCAAAGAATCCTACGCTGAAGCTCAAGACGAGCGTATGCGTGTTCTAGTTGCCGAGTCTATTGCAGAAGAACTAGAAGAGCTAAAAGAAGATATCGAAATGGCTAAGAAGCATGAATTTGTCATGCAGATGTTTGAGTCTTTCAAAGGCACATACGAGAAGCTATTTGGTTCTGCTGACATCTCTGTATTTGACGAACTAGAAGAGTCTAAGAAAGAGCTAGACGTTCTTCGTCGTGAGAAGAAGCTAAACGAACTTCTAGAAGGTCTTAGTGGTAAGAAGCGTTCTATCGCACAAACCATCCTTGAGTCTGTTGCTACTGAAAAGCTAGATGCCAAGTTTGAGGCTATTCAGGGTGTTCTTCTTTCTGAGTCTAAAGAGGAAAAAGAAGCTCCTCTAACTGAATCCAAAGGTGCCCCAAAAGGTACTGTCGTTCTAGAGAACGAAGAGGAAGATGAGGACGAAGACGAAGATAACAAGGACAAGAAGAAAGACAAAGAGATCAAAGAAGCTGTTGATCCTCTAGTTGCTCGTCTTGAGAAGTCACTGTCTTGGATTAAACGATAATCATTTTGATTATCGTTTTTAAAAATGTTTGTTTTGAATAAATAATTCTGTAAGCAAAAGAAAACTTAGGAGTTTTACATA